CACCATCCATGTCGCTGTTACCATTGACATCCATGTGCCCAATCTTGTTCTTGAAGGCGGGGAAGAAATACCCACACGTGGTATGATCGGCGCCTTCGTCCCATATATTGGTAATCGGTAGCAGGTTGTATGCCTCAGGGTTATAGAACATACTCTCAAAGTCTATGGTACCCCCAGCCATATCACCACCCGTACCGAAAAGAATCATCTGCCCCGTGGTGATACCTCCATCCTCTACGGTCGGCTTGGTTGCCAGGTACGACGCTTTGAGATTGTCAAAGGCACCGCACTCTTCGAAGATGACGATGGAGGCATCTTTACCACGAGCAGCGTCTGGGTTGTCTTTAAATGTAATCGCCTCTACTTCAGACTTGTAGCCTTTCTCTACCTGCTGCCCCGACATGTACTCCAAGTAACTGGCACGTCTGTGGTTCTGCTTGTCTACGACTTGGCGTCGCTTAGCCCAACCTGTATGCTCATTTAGGAAGTTCATGTTATCTGTAACCATTGCCATGATACCTTTAGGGTACAGATACTTCTTGTCAAACGCGCACAGCAGGGTATAGCTATTGCGTTCAGTGTTGAACGTATTCGTTACCAGTGCAGCATTCTTATACGAGAATCCCTTACGCCGCGCCTTACCTACGATCAAATGACGGCTGCCATCCATATGGGCCTTGTCTACGAAAGTCGACAGGTTCAACCTTTTGTAATCTACTGGGTCGATCCCGTTACGGGCTATCTCCTGCAACCAGAAGTATTCATAGTCCCCATCCCAAAAGTTGGGGAACGAGACAATCTTTTTGTTTCCCTTGTCAGTCAGCTTTATCTGTACGTAGTTCAGATAGAAGTAGTGGTGACCGGTGATGGATACGTCACCTACACTATACCCCTCGGTACAGCGGCGTAGCTCTTCAGCCCAATATTCAAAGTACGCAGCACTGCCCTGTGGGTCTCCACAGTAAAAGCCGTGCTCTAAAAAGTGCTTACCGGCTCGGCTGAACTCTTGGGTGTTGGCTAGCATCAGTCTTCAAACATACCTTTCTTACCCCCACCTTTAATACGCGTATCGTTTGATTCTTCTTTTTTGACCTTCTCTTCCAAGGTGGTGATGCTGTCAATAGCTTTTGGGAGCTTCTCGGCAATCTCAAGCATCCGGGTGACAGACCTAACAACAGGGTCGATGTCCTCCAAATCAGGATCAGCAAGAGCAGCATCAATGCGCTCGCGTAGAGAAGTGATGAGCCTACTGCTTGTAAGAAGACCTTCCCGGATAGACGTAAGAGACTGGATGGTGGGAGTCTTTGACAACTCCAAATATTTTCTAATAGCTGCTTCGACTTTTTCATCTGGCTTGTATTTCTGTCCTAGTCCTGTATCTGTTGACACGCGTAAGCGCCGCTCGTCCTCCGGGTATATGAAGTACGGCGACTTGTGGTCATAGAAGAAGTAGATGTAACTGAACTCCTTTACCGCCTGCTTCTTGTCTGCAGTGCGGTCGCGTGTAATCAGAGCCTTGAACTCTGGTATGAGCTTTAGCTCGGTATCTACTACAACCTTAAAACTTTCTTCTCTGAATAACCGCATTGTTCAATCGGTATAGCCTGCTGGGTTTGACATAGAACTTACCCAGGTAGGGCATGCGCACTTGACTGAATGCTCCGTGTTCCATGTGCTTGCGTACAAACGCAAACTGACTCATGACTACTTCCGCCACTTCCTCATACGTGCCGCCATCCTCTTCGACAATCTCTTGGATTATCTCTTCCATTAGTTTGTTAGGCCGGGGCATAGACGTAGTAGGTTATGAAGTAGTGATTAGGGCCAATGGTGATCTCGGTGTCGTACGGAATGTCGCGGTCCTCAAGCTCTGCTGACATGGTAAGCTCAAAGCTGAACAGCACATCGAGTGTCTCAATCTCATACTCAAGATTGAAAAGCAGTTTCGGTGACGACGAATTTGAAGGTAAGCGACTCAAGATTCCCATCCGGTTTGACAATGTCATTATAACGATACACCCCGTGGTCGTCCTTGTAGATGACTTGCTTATCCTTCAGGCTCTTTACATAGTTGTTGAGTACACTAACACTCTTGAAGTTCATAGCTTCTGCTACGTGCTTACGAGCGTGCATACTGCATGCTATATCCTGGTCGTACTCCAGGAACAGTAACAAAGAATCTAACTCACGTGGAGTCAGCTTCAAGATACCATTCAAAAGCTCTAAGTAATGACGCGTAAAACTTTTCTTACTTGTTTTGATCTCCAGCTGCATTCTCTTGGTATTTGTTGACGCGATCAATCTTACGGTTGAGGCGCTTCTTCAACAGCACCCTCACCTGCTTCAGCAAGATGATGCAACACTGATTCTCTACAGAAAAGTTTTTGTTCTGTAATGCATACAGACGGTCGATGAGCATACTCACCACCTCCTCATTGGTCGTACCTGGGTTGAAACCAGTAGCTGTCTTCTCCGTGAAGCGTACTGTCTGGTACTCAGTTTCTGACTTGAAGTTGTGCAGCCGATACTCTATCCCGGGCTTGACAATTTCCATGACAATAGTTTCCCCGAAATATAGGAAAATTATACGTCTGCTTTAGCAGTCTCCCGGAACCTGCGCTTATTATAGATTTTCTTACTCACCATCTCTCGCTCCTCTATGGTAGCAATGGCATTGTAAAAATCCTCGTCCATCTTACGAATCTCAACCAAGAACTGAAACCAAATCTGTTCAGCAGCTCGCGGGTTGCTCATATCGTACCTAGACTTAGTACCCATATTAGCCTGGATACAGGCATTGATCTCTAGTAAGGCATCAATCTTACGCCTCACCTTATGGTCGGTGTAATACTTACTCATGCTTCTATAACATATAGTTCTACTAGGAGTTCTAACCAGTTAACATCTCATGCCAATCGTCTGGGCTGCTCTCATCCACTATATCTGCTGTGATATACTTACCCACCGGGGTAGTGATGATAACAATATCCCCCCCGCCCTGGTGGTAGAACGTGAAGAGATAATCCTCAAGCATGTGTACGTTGTATGGATACAACTCCAACATGCGCCAAGTTACGGCATTATGCTTACGAGTACCACCCTGTTTTTACTTCCCCCCACTACAACCGGGTTAGACTGCCCCCCACTAAAACGAGCCTACAGCTTCGAGCGTGGCACGGTGCTACGTTCGTATGTAAACCCCAATACTCATAGTACTATGGACAAAGTAACCTTGTTCCCTATGAACCGCACTGAAAGCGGTAACCTCGTTCTGCAGTCGTTCGACGACACCACGCTTAACGGCACCAACTTGGTGTTCGTTGATGCGTTGCGTGCACAACACTTCGGTCTCACTGACCAGGTGAAGAGCACGTGGGTGGAGTGCCGCGACTCAGAGGAGATGACGTACCCAGAGTTCTGCAGCAAAGAAGCTGTGGCCCTCGAGGGTGTCAAGCTCGTGCCGTACATGGACCGCGAAAGTGGTGAGCCGTGGACGACAGAGGACGGTAAGCAGTGGTACGGCCTCGTACGCTGCTAACACACGGGGCACTTCGGTGCCCTTAGTGTACACTATCATCAGCTCGACGCACCAATACCTGTGTGCATGCGCCAACCAGCGTGTGTGCACAGGTTTTTGCTATGTATTTGGGGTTCATTACATCACCAGTACTACAGAATATAATCCTTTTCATCAATCCCTAATCTCACCAACATGTGGAATTTTGACTACGTAAACGATCTGATTGTTACCAAGCACCAACAGGTCCATGACAAAGAAGACTTCATTCGTGAAGCAGACTTCAACCGTGACCTCACTGAGTGTGTCAAGTCACGTGCATTACTTCTCGAGCACATTACCAAGCTCGAAGAGATACGTGATGGCATCAGCAAGTGTTTGTCTATTGACGACACCAATGATTACATCGCACAGAAGGCATCAGTGTATACCCTCATTCAAGCTTACAAGACCTTAGTTGAGGTTGCCAAAGCTTGAGTGGGGGTATCCCTTCTCTTGAAGTAACTAGGCGTGCTCGCATATAATGAGCAGTATCTGCAGCTACAAGTGCACACAGGAATCCTATTGGTACTGTAGGGTAGCTCCTTACGGGTGTGTTGATAGCCTAGTTACTTCTTTCTCTCTCTCCTATATGTGGTAGAGACAAAACCGGAATCCCTTTTTCTTTTCATAAACCCCTTCACAATGAAGAAATCTTTGTTTACCCTCTTGACCATGTACTTGGTCTTCATCTCCGTACTCTGTGTAGTATGCTTGTCCTCTTGCTCATCGTCGTCGCATCACACTGCGTACAACCCGATGTTTGGCAATAAACAACACCCAGTTTGCGCAGCATATGACTGAAGCAGCATTCAAGTCCTGGTTTCTTAAGTGTAAACTAGGCCACAAGCTCAACGTGATGCGTGACGCTCTCAATGAAATGAACATTGGAGTGTTCATGCAGCTCGTTGACATTGTGCTGGAAGCTCCCGTCCGTGAGGGTGGGATTGCAACTGAAGACCTACAGAAAGCCTTTGGGTCTGACCTTACGAACCCCAACCACTTTACCCATGGCAAAAGATTTGCGATCACGGAGACCGGACCTATGTCTGTCGAAGCTGAAAGTCCAGTCACAACCGCATGAAATGACGGAGGCAGAAGCTGAAGCTTTCCGTGCTGAAGTCATCGAACTCAGCGACAACCTGTATGATGCACAAGTATCAGAACGCATGATGTATGGCTGCTTCGTTGCAGTCTTTGTCATCGGGATGGTGTTTGACGAGTCACGTATCAGTGACATTGGTTACTACCTCATCAAGATTTTGTTTGACCTCGCTTTGGTCTTGTGTTCTGTTATGTGTTACAAGGCATATCAGACCCGCTCTCAGTTTGAAGAGAGCTACTGGCGCAAAGTGCTGGGCGACATGTATCGTGAGTAAGGGGTGATATTGGGGCCGGTGTAATGCTGGCCCCTTTATCTTTTGTCCTACCTTATACCATCACCATGAGCGATCCGAATGAAGATTACGTACACCCGACCTTCAGTGGCGAGGTGTACTACACCGTCACCATTCAGTGTGACGACCTTGAAGCGAACGACAAAGACGAATTGATTACTGAGATTCGTAAAGTTATTGCTCGTAAGCTTCAGGGCATGCCGGCATCGGTAGTGCACGAGGACGATGACCTCTCCATCAGCAATGAGGAGGAGGACTTCATGTCTCGTGCTGACCGTCTGTACGAACAAGCAAACGACAAGTAATGGGAGCGAACGCTAAGACATCAGGAAAATGGGCAAGCAAGGAGACATGGAAGTGTGTCATCTGCAATGCCAAGAAGCGTACACGTATCCCGTTCTACGCCGCTACCGGATGGGCAGCCAGGATGTCGGCTGCTCAGTATTGGAAAGCCAACAAGCTATCCGATCAGGACTATGAGATATTGGAACCCGTTGAAGTATTCAAGAAAGGGATACCATACGATGAATCGATATCTATCATGTACTAACTTTCTATACATTGTGTTGTTACTATAGCACAACCTTGTATATTTGCCTCATGCAGATATTAAGGGTTATGCATAGTAGCTAAAGATGTGGGTATCCAATTGCACATACTCACAGATAGAAGTAGTCTACACTTATAAGCCCGCTGCATGCTTTGAATGCAGTCACCACTTGTGATTAAGTGGATGAAAAGGATGGAGGGCTGGCAGGGATGTCAGCCCTCTTACTTTTCCCCACTACAACAAGCCATCAGCATTGTGGTTAGCGCTTCTTCGTATTGCGGCGCTTTGATGAGGGCTTACGACCCTTCTTCATACCATTACGTGCACGGTTCTTTGACTGTGCTTCCATCACCATCTTCCCACCACGTTTGTGGCTGGCGTCCTTCTTGTCGCCATTGCCATACGTGCCAGCGCGTCGGTTAGCCCTGTTAGCCTGCACGCGCTTCTTTACCGCAGATCGTTTCTTCTGATACTCCGCATCATATTTCTTCTTCTTTGCGATACTCCTCGCAGTCATACCGCGCTTCTTATAAGTGCGGCCCTTACCAGCTAGAGAATTACGTGCCATATCAGAAATCGATATATTTGTTTAATGTTTAACCCTTAGTACTAATCAACATGAGTAACATGGTTGAAGTCGTTGCTACTGAAATTTGCACCGACAAGAATGGACGCGAGTACAAGCGCGTCACCCTCGGCACTACTGCCACCTCCGGAACCTGGACCAACCCA